ATCGTGAACCGGTTAAATCTATTTAATAAAAATCCCCTCGGAGATCGCTCTCTGAGGGGAATAATATTATTTTCTATCACAATGTATTTTTAATAAATTCAATTCAAACCCCTCTGTGCTATAATATATGTAGTCAATACAAGAGGGGGAACAAGTATGGAATATCAGATCTACGAATCTTACGATACGTTTTTATTATATCAGGAATTTATGGAGATACCCGGAAATACTTTTAAGTTCCGGTTGCCAGAAGGGATGATCCTGACAACCGAAATGATGCACACCTTTTTACGGGCTGCGTATATGAGTGTTGGACGGATGGAGTTGCCGTCCTGAGAATATTGTATCATTTATTTTGTACTAAGTATACATCCCCAAATGGGGCTAAACACTTAGTACAAAACAGATTATAAAAAATCTACAGCTTTAATCGTATTGTCATCATTTAGGTAAATCTCCTGTATCGTGGATCTCCAAAAAGAACGCTTGTTTTCAGGAGACAGCGAATCATACATTTGCCGAAAGTCAGTTTCTAATAGTTCTTCCACATAGTGTAAGCTTCTCGTCTCTTCCTCCTCTGGAAAAGCAGCAGAAGCGGAATATTCTTCTTCCAATCTCTGGTACTCCTTATCGTAGTAATCGAAAGAAATCCTCCCTTTTTGAAATAACAAATTTAATCGTTCCATTTCTTTTCTCAGCTTTTCCGGATCTTTCGTTTTCTTTTGCTTTTTTAGCTCTTCACTGATCTGGTTGCTGCGGACTTTATACTTTTCGTATTCTCTTTCGAGATTTTCGAGCAAATATTTTTCGACAAGGTTCTGGCTTACCCTATGCCTATACGTGCAAATATGATCAATAAGCGCTCTGTTGCAACGGTAGTAGCAGTATGTTCTTTTTTCTCCGGTTTTACGGTTGATAATTGATGAGCATCCGGTGCCAACTAATTTCTGTCCGCACACAGGACAGCGCATCAAACCCGTAAACAGGTATATTCTACCAGACGGCGTGTTTTTAATATTTCTTTTCGATATAATTTGCATCTCATTCCATTCTTTTTCTGACAGGTATGCCGGACAATAAGGATACCCTCTGTACGTACCTTTATAAAATTCGCTGGACAACATTGTACGTAACATGCCATAACTAAAATCAACCCCATAGGTTTCCTGCATGTACCGTACAGCACCTTTTTTGGAGTTATGGCTTTTAAAGTATTTAAAAAAATCCTCCACCATGTGTTCTGTTTCTGGATCTTTAACCATGCATTTCTTCCCGTCCACGACACCTGTTTTATATCCAAAAGGCATATTTGCATCTCCGAATATTAACTTCCTTTGTCTTATAGATGCTTCGTTGACAAATTTAATTCGTTCGGATGTGGTGTCTACCTCGTTTTGCCCAATCGACAGCACTACATTTAATTGCAAGCGTCCATCCCGCGTCTCCATGTTTATACCAGGCTCGGATACAGATATCCAGCGCACCCCATGCTCATCTAGCACATCTTGCACCTTATAAAAATCAGACAGGTTGCGAAACCATCTATCCAGCCGCCAGAAGAGTATTACATCGATTCTATCCTTTTTCACATCCTCTATAAGGGCGTGTATGGCTTTTCTTTTCTTCAGTTCTTTTCTGGCAGTCTTTCCTTCATCCGCATAGACGCCTACTATAGACATGTTGTTGTCTGTTGCGTATTGCTCCAAACATTCTTTCTGGGCTTGTAAAGACTTACCATGTACACTCTGCTCAAATGTGGATACTCGGATATATATGGCGCACCGTAGTATTTTTTCTGGCATTCCGTATCACTCTCCTTTTGTAAAATATATTTAAAATTGGTATAAAAATAACAGCCAGCGCAAAACAAACGTTCCGCTTGCGTGACTGCTCCGAAGATGATACAATATTCATGGATTTTAATCGCATATCTTCGGGTATGTAGACCGTCTCTGTGTTGGTAGCACTGGGGCGGTTTTTTATTTTGTTTTATTGTCCTAAAGAATCGAGAGAGTTCATTAAGTCTTCCGTACTCATGCCGGCAGCGGAAGAAGTGTATGCGTCAGTGATCTGCTTTGCGTATTGGGTGTATACGTCAGTTAATTTCAATGACCATTCTTCATAAACACTGTACTCGTCCCCATTCTTCTGCATTAGCGTAGCCATTTCGGAAACGCCCTGATTAGAAATCTCGGCCAGTTTTTCAACCTTGCTATTTGATAATTCAGCAAGCGCATTTAAGTCTCCGGCAATCGGAGCTGCTTCGTTATTATATTCTTCCACAAGTCCCGGAGTCGCGTCAGCAATCTTCTTTGTATAATCATCGAGAATGCTTTGATATGTCACTTCGACTTCCGGTTCTTTTTCCGTAGCCTCTGTTTTCGCAGTATTCTCTTTTTCTGGCTCTTTATCTCCGCCACACGCTGTCATGGACAACGCCATAGTTCCAATCAACAGCATGGTTACAATTTTCTTTTTCATATTTTCCTCTCTTCCTCTGTACCTTTTTACCACAATTTATATATAAACGCCGTAGCGATTATACTATTTCCAGTATTTCCCTGTAGTTTCCAGATCTGGAATATACTACAATAAAACCACTATGAAAATACTACTCGATAAGATCATGCGCGATAAAAACCTATCTACTCGGCAAGTATCCATTGCGACCGGTATATCAAAATCAACCGTCAGTCGCATTGCAAATGGTGAAATATCACCGACAGCCGACACATTGGAATTGCTTGCCAGGGGCTTAAAAGTCCGAATTTCTGACCTTATCGACTCTCCATATCAATAAGTGTCCCAGATCTGGGACGATTGTCCATTTTCGCGTAAGTTTCCTGATTTTAGATTGTTAACTTAATAGAGAGGTACATAAGTACCAAAAAATAGCAGAACAAATGTTCGAACAAAATATTGATTTTTATTCACTGAAATAGTATTATATATTCAGGGATTTCGAACATGTGTTTTTGCAGTTAGGGGGATGGCGAAAATGGATTACAAAAGCAAGATTATCGAACTTATCAACGGTGTAAGTAATACTGCAAAATTAGAGTATCTCTATTATGTGATAAGATCGTTTCTAAAAGGGTAGGCTATTGCTTACCCTTTTTTAGAAAGCGATTCGATAAGATGCTTTATGGCTTTCTTGTCGGATTCATCTAAAGAATAGTAGCAAGATATCATATTAATAATCTCTTGATCTTTCATTATCCGTCCAACTAATGTTCCACTTTCCTCTCTGGAATAATTTCCAAAAAAGTCGTTTGGTATCATTTCAAGCACTTCACATAATCTTTCTATAGTATCAGCGTCTGGTTTATTCTTGTTGTTTTCCCAATCGCTTATTGAATTATGTTTTGCACCTATTAAATTCGCAAGTTCTTTTTGAGTCATGTTTTTCTTTTTTCTGTATTCTTTTATTTTTTCTCCTAAACTCATTATGTTTCCTCCTTGCATCTTCTATATTAACACATGGAAATTATATTTTCAATAAAAAAAGTTCGAAAAAATCGAAATTTTAGTGTTGACATTCGAATATTTCGAAGTTATAATGAAATTAGTTCGAACGAATCGAAAAACGAAAGAGGTGATTACAGAATGTGTGTAGGTGAAAGAATTAAGGCTTACATGGATGAAAAAGGAATTAAGCAGGTTTTTATTTCACAAAAAACAGGGATATCGAAAGAAAAGCTTTGTTCATCATTAAATGGAAATAGAAAATTGCAATTTGAAGAATATGAGCTGATCTGTGGAGCGTTAGATGTAAATACGGACAAGTTTATTAAACCGAAGAAATTGTAAAGGAGAACAAAATGAACAATTTAACAGTATTTGAACAAAACGGTCAGCTACTCACCGACAGTAGAGAGGTAGCAATGATGGTAGGAAAAGACCATGCAAAACTCTTAAGAGATATCAAAGGATATGTCAAACATCTTACTGAAGCCAATTTTGGATTGAGTGAATATTTCATTGAATCAGAGTACAAAGACAGTACCGGAAGAACACTTCCATGTTACCTCTGCACAAAGAAAGGATGCGACATGATCGCCAACAAAATGACCGGAAAGAAAGGTGTCATTTTCACAGCTACATATATTGAAGCATTCGAGAAGATGAAAGATTTCATCGAAAAGGGAACACAGTACGTTGGCATTCCATTAAAAGAACAGGTGGAATCACTGGAAGTAGTAGCAAGTATGCTGAGAATGAACGATGCGAGCAAGTTGCTGATGCTGAAATGCTTCTACGATTCTTACCATATTCCAACAGGGTTCTTGCCTAATTACGAGTTTAACGGCAATAGGGAAATGAAGTCACTCACAGCACTGCTGAAAGAAAACAATCTCGGAATCAGTGCGGTGCAGTTCAATAAGAAACTTCTATCTTCCGGAATTTTGGAAGAAAAGGAACGCCAGTCAAGTAAGGGAAGAGTGAAAAAGTTCAAATCACTGACAGAGAAAGGTTTGAAATACGGCGAGAATGCAGTCAGCCCTCATAATCAGAAAGAGGTGCAGCCGTTGTATTACAGTGACACGTTCAATGAACTGTTTGAGATGGTAATGAATGACTAGCCGGTTCCACGCCCGGAAGATGCAGAGGACAGTGATAAATAGAAACGAGGTGAAAGAAATGAGGAATATGTATTCCAGAAGAAGAGAACAAGAAATTTTACACAATTATATGGAATTTTTGGCATCTAATCACAAAGAGATAGAGCCAGCCACAATGACTGACTCTATATGTAAGTTGCACAGCGAATTAAATTCCACCACTAATATTAGCATTAAGTTTTGCGGAATTATTCTTGCTATCTTGCTTGCGAATCTTGCGGTAGGCTTCTTCGTACTTATCAGCAATTTCTTCAGGAGTAAGGTTTGACAAATCCTGATTTCGCAAGTAGAGCATGGCTAATGCTTCGCATTTTGTGCTTGGAAACGTAGCCATATCATTTCTCCTTTCCTGTTTACTCGGCATTGGCAGATGCCTGTAAGCAAATTATAGGAGATATGGAAACAAATGACAATAAAGATTCAACAAGAAAGAGGTGCGATAAAAATCAACTGGAATAAATTTTCGGAGTTGTTTGAAATTTCCGATGACGAAAAAGATTTTTTTGAAATGATCTACCGAAGACGCACCATATACAGATGCGTCATAGGAATTCTGATAATCATAATAATCGTGTTGTTATTAACGAGGTAATAACTGACGCAACGATGGAAATTATAAGCGGCCAAAGCTTACTGTCAAAGAATTTCTTTCTACGGTAAGCACAGTAACGGAAGTATTTTTCTGTAAGAGAAAAAGTTCTTTCCGGCGCTTCATCAGATGGAGTTGTGTCAATAAAAGAATAATTGCTTGATATTAGTTTATATCTCATTAGCGGCTTTTCGGATTTGCCAAGAAAACCTGATGTAACTGTTTTCTTGAACCTCATACAGAACAGCTTAAATTTTTCTGGGAATAGCAAGCAAATTTCATCAAAATCAGAATTCATACTTTTTCTCCTTTGTTTTTGATAACTACATTATAAAGGAGGGAGAAAGGTAAAACAAGATAAAACGAGATAAAACAAGATAACAGGAGGTAATATGAACGAATTAAAAATTTTTAATAATGAAGAGTTCGGTAAAATCCGAACAGTGACAATTGACAATGAACCGTGGTTTGTGGGGAAAGATGTAGCAACGGCACTTGGATATGAAAGAGCGGATAACGCAATCAGGAACCACGTTGAAGAAGATGACAAGCTGATGCACCAAATCAGTGCATCAGGTCAAAACAGACAAATGTACATCATCAACGAGTCTGGCTTATACGCTTTAATCTTCGGTAGCAAATTAGAATCCGCAAAAGAATTCAAACACTGGGTGACATCCGAAGTTCTTCCCGCACTCAGAAAGACTGGCTCCTATGAAATGCCGAAAACAAAACAGCGCAACGAACGCCTTGCCAGTGTCAACAATGCTGTGAAGATTTTAACGCCGATGCTCCAAGCAGCAGGATGCAACAGTAAAATCCAGCTCCTGACCGCAAAATCACTTTATGAGAAAGCAGGAGTAAATCTTCCAATCACGATTGAAGCGGATCAGCAGTATGTAGATACGGTACATATCGCAAGACAAGCAAGGCTTTACTTTCAGAGTTCAGGCAAGCCGGCAGACAAAGCTGTGAATGAGATTATTCGTAGGTTAGATTTGTCAGAAGACATGTATACGGAAACATGGGAATCCAAAGGAAAGTGGCAAGGCACTGTTAGAAAATATGCGCCGGAAGTGATCGGGATGGTAGAGCAGTGGTACGCCAACAATGGATATCCAAGAGAAATCCCATACACACAGTGCGATGGACAAGTGAAGAAATATCATGTCATCGTCAGAGATTCGGATGCTAATTAAAAACGTAGGACAACATATCATGGACAATCCAACCTGCATACATATTAGAGAGGTGGTGCAAGTGACTATAAAAAACATCGTAGTAATTAACGGTAAAGAGGTGGAGATCAGAGACCTCCCGGACGCTGAATTGTTTGCAGAAAAATTAAACCGGAAAGCTCTGACAGCAAGAAACTATGAGGAAGATAGGTGATGACATGAAGCCAGATATGGAAAAAATCATACAAGTGTTGATATCTCTAATCGAAGAACAGGAACACGTAAAAATTGATTACACACTTGAAAAGAGGACAGAAGAGAAAACCGCCTAGGCGGTAGGAAGGGAGGACAAGCCATGAAAAGATTAACAGTAAACCAGATTAAGAAATTCATCCAGACGCTGAAATCCACGGAAAGAGTGGATGGTTATTCCGAACAGCAGAAATTACACGCAATCATCTGCCTGGAAAATTACAGAATGGAGTTGGAAATCCGAGGTAAAAAATCCGTGAAATTAAAGGAGGAAGAACATGGAAATTAAAGGAACATACCACTGCCAGACCACTCAGCAGCCCAACACATTAAACAGTTGGGATATCCGCTCCGTATCTGTTGAGTTACCGGAGCAGGACAAGCCTTACTGGATCAGAGCTGGAGTGTCGGTGATCGGGTTTATCTTGGTAATGCTGGCGTGGTATCTGGCAGTCGGGTATTAAAAATGAGCACCTACAAAAAGGCTGGGGAGCCGTAGGTACTCTGACAAAAAATCAAGAATATAGTAACAGATTTTAGGAGGATAAGCAATGGATAGAAATAAAATACATGAACTTTTAGACTTAATTCTTGGGATTCAAGAGCGTGGAGAAGGTAAGGATGGGTACCCTTATGTAAGCATTGGATTTTCGAACTACGGTGGCAGAATACTTCTCTGCGCGCAAGAAAACGGATTTGTTGCTGATGGAGATTACGATCTGTTTGACGGGATTGCAACAGATAAGCAACTAGATGATGCAATCGTTTTGGCAAAAGTATTGCTGGAAAAAGCAGTAGATATGGTGGGCAAATAATATGTACGAATATGCGGAAGAACTGGAAGAAATAACAGATCAAGAAGCGGCTGAAAAAGACAGATATTTTAGGGTGCGCAAAAGGCACTATCAGAATTATTGTGATTTTATGGAGGAAATAACAAATGGCAACATTATACGAGATTGATGAAGAGATTTTGAATTGTGTAGATCAGGAAACAGGCGAGATTATCGACCCGGAAAAGCTGGCACAGCTACAGATGGATTTTGACAAAAAGGTAGAGGGAATTGCTCTCTGGATCAAAAACCTCTTATCTGATGCAGAAGCAATCAAGGCAGAAAAAAATAAACTGGCTGACCGCCAGAAATCATGTGAAAACAAGGCAAGAAATCTAAAAGAATACCTGTCTGGTTATTTGTGTGGTGAAAAATTTAAAACAGCAAGAGTCAGCATCTCTTATCGAAAATCAGAGAGTGTAGAGGTGCAAGATGTTTCAAAACTGGACAAGGAATACTTGAAATTTGCTGATCCTGAGGTTGATAAAACAAAGGTGAAAAAGGCACTGAAAGATGGTGTTGAACTCTCTGGCGTTGTATTGGTGCAGAATAATAATATTCAGATTCGGTAGGTACAATCATGGGAAATTTGGATTTATATAACAGGGTGAGAGTTGTTCCGGAAGAAGCGAAGAAACCGATTAAAGGCGGTCGATTGAACGGAATGACGGATATTAACCCTATGTGGAGAATTAAAGTGCTCACAAGTGAATATGGTCCGTGTGGTATTGGTTGGTTTTACAGGCCAGTTAAAAAGTGGACAGAGCAGGCAGGAGGAGAAACAGTTGCATTTGTAGATATTGAGCTGTTTGTAAAGGCAGATGGTGAGTGGTCACAGCCAATCTGTGGAACCGGAGGTAGTAAGCTGTCGCAAAATGAAAGAAATGGACTCTTTGTTTCCGACGAATGTTACAAAATGGCAACAACAGACGCTATTTCTGTAGCTTGTAAGCAACTTGGAGTCGGGGCTGACGTGTATTTTGAAGCGGATAGAACGAAATATGATTCGCCGTTTGAACGGGTGAAACGTGTGAGAAACGAACTGAGAAAGTACAGATGCTCAGAAGTGGAATTTATGAAGGTGTATAGGCTAGACGCTATCGAACAGGTGACTGATAGACAAATTAAAGATTTCGCAGAAAGAATGGAGAATGTAAAGCATGACAGTGTGGGTCAGAAGTAAAGTGCAGATGCCGAATTACGTAAAGGAAGGCATCAGATCATTGATAAAGTTGATTTGCGACAAAGATGTCGATGTGAGTATTGCTCTGCACAAAGAATCAAAAACAGACCAACAAAGGAAATACTTTTGGACACTGGTAAAAGAACTCCGCAGCTCTATGAAAAACGGACAGACTGAAAATGATGTGTACCTGCAACTCTTAAGAGGATACGGAACATCAGATTTGATAAGTCTTCCGTCCGATCAGGTGCATCTTGCAAGAGCTTGTTACCGTATTGTAGAGGTGCAGAGTCAGGAAGAGTTTGTGAACAAAGAAAATGAGCGCATTACTGTTTACACTTTGCGCTGCTGGAAAGGATTGAGCGAATACGACACAAACGAAGCCTGCATGTTAATAGACGGAGCAGTGGAAGAGTGCAAGAACCTTGGTATTCCGACGGATACACCGGATGAGATTCGGAAAATGAAAGAGATGTGGGGGATTGAATTATAAGCATTGATTACAGTGACATGGCATTCCCAAAGCCGAAGCGAAAGAAAAAGAAAAAAGGTCATCAAAGAGCATCCGGTAGACCTAAGAAGTTGTGGAGCATCTTTACAGAAGATATGGATCACTGCATGCACACCGGAGCTTACGGAGTGGAGAGGCATCATGTTTTTAGTCACACATCGAAAGAAATTGAACTTTCGGAAGATTACGGATTCATAGCTCCATTGAGACCGGATCTGCATCCAAACGGAACAAGGGCAGGGAAGAATGCATCGAAAGTTGACCGATACTTAAGAAAACGCTGCAAGGAATATTATTTGCAGCACTACGGAACAGAAGAACAGTTCCGGCAAGAATTTCACTATGTTAGTAAGGGTTAAACCTTTGCTATAAATTGTAACCCGTTCATGGCTGCTGTGTAGTACGTCACAAATACCTTAAGTAAGCCAGATTCATTGTCTCCCGGTAACTCCGGGAGCAGAAAGGAGAACGAATGATAATTACAATTCCGGGAAAACCGGTTGGAAAAGCAAGACCAAGATTCCGCGGAGCCGGATTTAAGGTCATTACATACACACCACCCGCAACCAAGAAATATGAAAAGGAAGTTGCGAGGATTTATAAACAAAGCGCAGGCGTTCTTTATACAGAGATGCCTCTGAGAGTTCGAATTTTAGCGAAATTTCCGATTCCAGAGAGCTGGTCTAAGAAGAATAAGGAAAAAGCATTAAAAGGCGAAATAAAGCCGAATAAGAAGCCGGACTTAGACAACATTGCAAAAATCATTTTGGATGGACTAAATGGAGTCGCATACACCGATGATAAGCAGGTGACCAGTCTGGAAATTGAAAAGGCATATTCGGACACACCTTGTGTGGTGGTCTATATTGCGGAGGATGAGTGATGGCAGAGGTAAAGTGGATAAAGATAGCAACGGATATCTTTGACGATGAAAAGATATTGCTGATAGAGGATTTGCCAGATGCTTATGCAATTATAACAGTCTGGTTCAAGTTGTTATGTCTTGCCGGGAAGAAGAATAACGGTGGCGTATTCCTGATGAATGACAAGATTCCCTACACAGACAAGATGCTGGCTACAATCTTTAGAATGAATGAATCTACTGTAAAGTTGGCTTTGAATGCGTTTGAGCAATTTAAAATGATTGAGATAGTGGAGGGAATAATCACGATCCCGAACTGGAATAAGCACCAGACATTGGATGCTTATGAACGAAAAAAGGAGCGTGACAGGCTGTACCAAGAGGAAAGAAGAGCCAAACAGAGGGCTTTGATTGAAAAATCGTCTGACAAGTCGTCTGAAAGAACGCCTGACGTCGCTGTTTTAGATATAGATAAAGAAGAAGATAAAGATAAAGAAAGAGATATAAGAGGTAATAGAGTAGATTATCAGCAAATAGCTGATATGTATAATGCCACTTGCGTGTCATTCCCTCGCTTAACACGATTATCCGAAAAAAGAAAACGAGCAATTAAAGCAAGATTAAGAAAATATTCCATTGATGACATTAAGAGGGGGTTTGAGCTTGCAGAGGAAAGTGATTTTCTGAAAGGGGAAAATAACCGGAATTGGTCGGCAACCTTTGATTGGATGATGAATGATGCAAATATGGCAAAGATTCTGGATGGGAATTATAAAAACAAAGATGCAAAGCAATCAAAACCGCCAGTAAGCAGAAACCTAAACAACTTTGATCGCAGAGAATACGACATGGACTCTCTGGAAGAACAACTACTGAACTCGAATTAAGGAGGAAGAAAATGAAAGAAGAATTATTAAAAATGGCACAGGAGTGTCTCTCCGAGGAAGAAGTAAAGGAAATACTCAAAAAGAAATTTAAGGAATCGATAGAATCGGCAATAGAATCAGCGTTTAGATGGGGAAAAGCAGAAAGTGCACTGAAGAAAAAAATAGACGAAGTTATGGTGCCGTACATAGAGAAGTATGATTTTTCGGAATACCTTCCAAAGTTGGATACGGTGCTTACAGAAATCGTAAATTCCGATGCTTGTATCGAGAATAAAAAGATTCTGGAAAATTTTAAGGAATTATCAATCAAGCAGGAAGAAAAAGAAATGGAAGTCACTGATCTGTTTGATGCATGGATTGCAATGTGCGAAAAGAAGATCAGTACAACTGGTCTGAAAGTGGAGTTTTACGATGGACCACGCTACGAATCGGTCAGTTGCGAGATGCTAATAGAAGAGCGTGAAAGACCTACTTGGAGCTCCTTGCATAGGGCGGTAATCATTTTCGAAAACGAACACGATGAAGAGTTGAATATGGAAATACCAATATCAAAATGGGATTTTGAAAAAGAGTATACACTTGACAGTTTGGGATGTGTAGACATTAAGTCGTTGAGATACCTTGGGGAATTTGACATGCTGTTGCTGAGATTACAAAGAGCGGGAACGAAAATAATCATAAACGAAATGGAAGTAGATGGAGAAATATGTCCAGAAGAAGAACCGGAAGTAAGTTTCAGTTAGGAGGCAAACATGAACAGAAAAAGATACGGCTTTAGAGTCTACAGGAAACAACCTACCGGATTGAGGCACGGAAATATGGATTTGTTTACGCGCGGCAGCACAAAGCGGAAGAGGAAGAAAAGGGTGAGAGGAAAATGACGAATAATGATCATTTGAACAACATAACGGGAGAAACGGATACGCCAGAAATCTCCGCAGTGAAAATGCTTTTAGCTAGAATTGAAGAAGATGCAGAACATGGGGATTACGACGGTAATCGTGAAACATATCTAGGACTTTACAAAGCCCAGAAAGAATGGTTGGAAAGAGAGGTTGAAAATGAGTAGACCAGCACATTTTTGGGATAAGTACCGATTCCAGATTGAAGAAATGGTGAAACTCGGATGCACGGATGAGCATATCCATAAAGTCTTGCATGACATTCAGAAAGTGGAATTTACGAGAGATGATCTTATCCGGTACATGGATAAGACTGGGATTCGGAAAAGAAGAGCAGCGAAAAGATGGACGCGGAACAAAGAGGTTGAGTGGGAAGGTCTTTGCAAGCAGTTAAGGAGAAAAAATGGGAAAAGTTGATGATTATACAGCCGGCAGATCACAAGGTTTGATTCTGGCAAGAGAGATTGTAAAAAAAGACGGTATCGAAGGACTAGAGAAAGAAATCCAATTCCGGAATATCACAGGAATAAATACAGCATTAACCAGGAAAGAACTAAACATTGCCTGTGAGAAGATTAAAAGTATGACACTGGACACAATGATGGTGATCGCAGTCGCAACGCTGCATGATGAGTTCGGTTTTGCCGGGAAACGGTGCAAGAGATTTATCGACCGAATGAACCTGAAAGCAGAGTGTCTGGTGGACGATATGGCAACATGGGATGAGTATACAAAGATGATTAAAGATGAGATCGGAATCGAGATGACGATACGGAGGAATGACTAATGCCAAAAGTGAAAGAAACACGCTTGCGAAAAGGCGACACGATCAAATGCGCTGATGCAGAGGATTGTGTGAGGACAATGAGTGAGTTGGCGGTCTGCGGGATAGAGACAGATTTTCTCTACGAAAAAGATGGAGAGAGTGGTTTATGGTTGAAAATAACGGGAGGAAAATTAGATGGATGAGAAGAAAGCTAGAGAAGCGATAGAAAGAATACGCAAAATGCGAGATGCGTACAATGCAACATTGCGCTCACTTCCGCAGAAAACGAGAGAAAGAAGTGATTATAACAATTATGTCGATGCATTTCTAGTAGCAATCGAAGCATTAGAAAAGCAGTTGCCGAAGAAAGTAGAAAACTGGAATGGACAAGCGTCGTGTCCTAGATGCAAAAGACTGTTTGGAAATATGGCAGATATAGAAATGTTTCGTTATTGGGATTCTGATTGCTGCAATCATTGTGGACAGAGATTAGATTGGAGTGAGTAACATGGAAGAAATTAGAGTCGGAGACATAGTGATGTGCGTTGAATATCCAGGTAATCCATGCGGAATAGTGGTTAAACAGTATCGTCCGACAGCATGCGGACAGCAGACAATGATTAAATGCAATGACGGGCGGTTATTCCACGCACCAACAAGTGATTTTAGAAAGATAAGGTAATTGGAAGGGGAAAGGAATAATCATGATAGGAAAATGCAAAGCACCAAACACATGTGTATGCAAATACGAACATTGTTGCATAGAATGCCCAGAAAATGATATTTGCAATATGCAGTGTGTAGATAAGGACAGATATGAGTATTGTGTGGAGTGTCCGGAATATGAGGAGGAGCAATGATTTTATTTTGTCCAGATTTAACAGGAAAAGAAGAGGTAAAAGCAATGCTTATTGGGAATGGAGATTTTGTTAGACCAGTGTTACATCCGTGTATTAAAGAGAAATGTGTAGCGTACAAGGATGGAAAGTGCATGAAATACGATAATGAAGTGGAGGCAAAAGAATGAACGTATTAGAGAAGATTTTGGAAGAGATGAAGAAAATTAAAGATGGAAACAGAAAGGAAAAATTGTATGGAAAATATCCGCCACAAAACAAAAGGCAAGAGACTCTAAATGCCTATTCGCAAGGATATGAAGATGGTACGGATAATTTTTATAATGCGATTATTCCGATTATCCGTTCCCACATTAACGGTGCTCCAGACATGGATAACGGTTGGATTCCGGTAAGCGAGAAATTGCCGGAAGTCGGGAAAATAGTAAAAGTTACTGTACACTCATCCGAATGGATTGTGGACTACGATTCGGCCTGGGTTCCGAAAGAAGAAAAGACATACTATCCGGAAGAATACAATGTGTATGATGGATACATAGATAGAGTGGGCATGTGGAGATTTTACGATGAGGGAGGTTCGGTCAATGATTGCGACAAAGAATTTGGAATAAATAAGGAGATTATGTACGATGTCGTGACAGCGTGGATGCCGAAAGAACAGATAGAACCATACAAGGAGAAATAACATGGACATTTTAATCACAATCGCATTCCTAGCCCTGTATTACATCCTGGGGCTGGGAACTATGGTAGCACTAATAAGTGGGGTATATGAGGATGCAGAACTGAAATTTGAGGATTATTTAATGGCTTTGCTCTTTCCGTTTGTACTATTTGTTGTATTTGTGGATTGGGTGGTAAGAAAGATAGTGAGGTAGAAAATATGAGAAAATTTAACTGGGACGAATTTAAAAATGAAGAAAATAAGATTGCAGTACACTGCAAGACAGAAGAGGAAGCGAAAGACTTTTGCGAAAGAATGCATAAGCAAGGAATGAAGTGGTGTTCAGGCGAAAGCTACCTGAAAGAGACAAATTACGAATTCTGCGAAGAAGAAATATGTTATATCAAAGGAGAGTTTTCGCCGTATCAGTACTATAAAAGCAATGGGTATGAAATCTTAGAATGGAGCGATTATATGAACAAAGAATTTACCAAGGCGGATTTGAGAGATGGGATGGTAGTTGAACAGAGAGATGGGGACATGTATCTTGTATTGGCTGGGATGGTAGTGAGAAAAAGAGGATACAATCGTATAGGCGATTATGATGATGACTTGAAATGCGCAGGTTATACAGGAGGAGACATCGTTAAAGTCTATAGAATTACTCCGGGATCACTCGGATGCATAGAAGAAGTGTTTGTTAAAAGTAATCTCGAACTCATCTGGGAGCGCAAAGAACCAAAGAAAATGACAGTGGAAGAAATGCGACAGAAGCTGGAGGATCTGACAGGAGAGGAAATTGAGGTGATGGAATGAGAGGAACAACCTTAAAGCATAGGCGTGGCAAGAAAGAAATGAAGCAGGATCAGAAAGATCACTATGCAGGAATGGCAGAACATGAACCATCGGAAGGAGCAAAAAAGTGGATGCAGAGTCAACCGTACAAAACGCACACGGTAGAGGACTGCTTGAAAAAATGGGGAGTAGATACGAAAGGGAGTGTAGTCAATGAAAAATGAAGAGTACTGCATGGAGGGATACAAAGCGCTTGCGGCTGCTGTGGTGAGTAAAGCGGTACAAGATTATAGGCTTGCATTAAGAGCACTGTACCGGAAACCGAATGACAGGGATGCGCAGCACACGAAAAAAGAGTGCGAGATATTCTTTCACAAAAATATCGGGCTATATTCAGAATTGGACGGAGAAGCAATTATAAAGGCGGTACGAGAAAGAGTAGAAAAGGAGATGAGACGTTGAAGCAGGAATACTTTAAAAACTACAAGAGCAATAAATCGGAGCTTGAGTCCTTGGAAAAAGTACTGGACAAGCTTAAAGCAAAAAGAGAAGATATCCCGATTGTTGCCGGGAAGGTGTCGAAATCAGCAGATGAGTTTCCATACATAGAGCAGAGAGTAACTGTGGAAATGAGGGAACCAAGAGCGTCAGATCAGGTAGAGCAGAGAATTCGGAAGAAAGAAGTTAGAAAGAGAGAGGTTGAACACCAGATAAAAGCCGTAGAGAGATTTATCGGTGAGATGCCAGAGGGAAGAGACAAAGATGTAATGGAGATGCTTTATCTAGATGGAATGACGCAAGAAGAGGTTGGGAAAATGCGTGGATACACCAAAGGGAGAATATCGCAGATAAACGCGAAATACACAAAAGATTAAACACATTAAACTTTTTGCTATGTTACAATTATAATGTAATCAGTGTATGGTTACGGAATAAATTAACTTTTTCCAACATGTACACCGCCGGACTTTCACCCTTTCTCGTCTGGCGGTGTTTTTATGCCGTGACAAACGTAGGGTAGACAGGTTCGACTCCTGTACACGACTTCGTGATGTAAGATGCAGGCTGCACAGCTGAGGTCTGTTCTGGGAGTGCACACCGGACTTACATTGCAAATGGTACCAAAACGCAGATATCCGCAGATCTGCAAAACAAACAAATATAGATTCAGCAATCTATATTTAGTGTAATCAGCGTACCCGAGTGCGGATAGGGTAAAGGGTGTCAATAAAAGGCATCCTACGGGTGTATAGCTCAGTTGGTAGAGAGATCGGCTGTTAACCGATGTGTCGCAGGTTCGATTCCTGCTATACCCGTTGTGGACTACTGCAGGGTTTCCTCCTTTTTTCTTATAAATTTTGATTGTGTATTTGGTTATTTTGGTTTTTGTTGGCGTTATTAATTCTTATTTTGCAGTAGTCCTAAATTCTTAGCATCCAGTTGATGGGTGCTTTTATTATGTTTTAAAGGTGGTGAGTCCTATGACAGAAAAACAGAAAATATTTGCAGATGAGTACTTGATTGATCTAAATGCCACACGGGCTTACCGCGTCGCATATCCAAGCGTAAAGAAAGAAGAGTCAGCAGCAGTAAATGGAAGTAAGTTGCTAAGAAATGCTAAGGTTGCAGAATATATTACCGAAAGAATGGAAGAGCGGCAGAAGCGGACGGAGATCACGCAGGATCGAGTTTTAAATGAACTGGCTGCCATTGCTTTTTCCAAGGCTTCAGACTACGCGAAAGTAGTTGAGAAACAGGCTACAGCAGAAGTAGATGGAAATATTATTCCGCTCGTAGGAGAAGACGGAGAACCGATTCTGTATCGGACCGTAGAATTGGAGCTTACAGATAACCTTACTGAGGAACAGCAGCGAGCCCTCGGAACGATTAAAAAGGGGCGCGATGGATTGGAACAGAAGCCCTGCGACAAGGTAAAGGCGCTCGAGCTTCTCGGCAGGCATTTAGGTATGTGGAATGACAAGCTGGATGTAGCAGGAGATATGGACATGAAGATTGTAGTAGACTATGGTGATGAAGATGAAGGAAGTTAATGTTGGATTTAACAGAAATTTTAAAGAATTCAATGAGTGCAAGAAACGATATCGACTGGCAAAAGGCTCTGCTGGATCCGGAAAGTCGGTAAACATTGCACAGAATTTTATCATCAAACTTGGCGATCCAAAGTATAAAGGTGCAAATCTCTTGTGCGTCCGGAAAGTAGACACAACAAACAAGGATAGCACCTATGCAGAATTGAAGAGTGCAATATATAAAATATACGGGGATAAAGCAGGATTATTCTGGCAGATCAGAAGTAATCCAATGGAGCTGATCTCGAAAGTGACAGGAAATAAAGTGATTTTCCGAGGAATGAAAGATGATGGACAGCGAGAAAAAGTAAAGTCTATCACATTTGATGTCGGAAAATTAACATGGATATGGATTGAAGAAGCAACGGAGCTATATGAAGCGGATGTCGATATTCTCGATGACCGACTCAGAGGTGACTTGTCATTCAATCCATTTTTGTATTATCAGATCACATTCAGCTTTAATCCAGTGTCAGCAACGCACTGGCTGAAGGCAAAGTATTTTGACATTAAGAGCGATGACGTATACACACACCAGTCTACATACCTGCAGAACCGGTTCATAGACGAAGCGTATCACCGACGCATGATGATGCGTAAAGAACGGGATCCGGACGGATATCGGATTTACGGACTTGGTGAATGGGGAGAGACCGGAGGTCTGATTCTTACAAATTATGTGATTGAGGAATTCGATACATCCCCAGAAAGATTCGATTACATGGTAAATTCACAGGATTTTGGATTCAACCATGCGAACTGTATCGGGGAGGTTGGATTCAAGGATGGAGATGTCTACTTATGCCGGGAATTGTATGTATTTGAAAAAGATACATCAGAGATCATACAGTTGGCTGAGGGAAAATTCCAAAAACGAATCACCATGTATTGCGATTCTGCTGAGCCGGACAGGATTAAGATGTGGCAGAAAGCAGGATACAGAGCATGTCCGGTCAAGAAAGAGCCGAACAGTGTAAAAGCGCAGATTGATTATCTGAAGCAGCACACGATTCACATTCATCCGTCCTGCGTAAACACGACTAAGGAGATCCAGCAGTGGAAATGGAAAAAGGATGAGAAAACGAACACTTTCACGGATGAGCCAGTGAATTTCTTTGATGATGCGATGGCGATGCTCAGGTACTCAATTGAGCAGGAGAGAAAAGGAAAAGTGAAGTTAAAGACCTTTAGAGGAGGAATATAAAATGAATGGGAAAAGACCATATAAGTTGCCGGAACCGCTTTTATGTTCCGCTGATGAAGAAATTAATATGACATTGATAGACGAATACATTAGAAAGCATGAAGAACGAATGCCAAGGTACAGATACCTTGAGAATCTATACAAAGGATTCCATGATGTATTCCGTCTTCCGGAAAAGGAGTCATGGAAGCCGGATAACCGACTGGCAGTGAATTTCCCAAGGTATATCACAGAGACCTTTTTGGGATATGCCTATGGGATTCCAGTTAAAAAATCACATCCAGACGAAAAAATAAAAGATGCGATCCTTGAATTTGACCGGGATAATGATATCTCTGACCAGGAATATGAGTTGGCGAAGAAGTGCTGTATCTACGGACATGCATTCGAGTATTTTTACCAGGACGAAGAAGCAAAGACAAAGACAGTAGTCTGCAATCCAAAAGAACTGTTTGTTGTCTACGATGATACCGTAAAGAGCCGCGCTCTATTTGCTGTCAGATATGGAAAAAAAGACGATAATGTCACAAGGTATGGCGAGATACTTACAAGGACAGAAATTATCCCATTTGACGGAGAAAAGATGCGGGAGGGAATGCCGAACCCATATGGTCGCATCAACTGTGTTGAATATGTACTGAACGATGAGAGAATCGGTCTGTATGAAGAAGTTGCCGGCATGGTAGAAACATACAACCGAGTGATCGGAGAAAAGGCGAACGATGTAGATTCTTTCGCAGAAGCGTATCTTGCAGTGCTTGGTGCAGAATTGGACGAGGAAGGCGTTTATAAAATTCGCGACAACCGGATTATAAACTTGTACGGCACAGATAATGCAAAAGATATTATCGTACAGTTTCTCGGCAAGCCAACGGCAGATGGAACGCAGGAGAATCTTTTGAATCGGCTTGAGGATTTGATTTATCAGACAAGTATGGTAGCGAACATCAGTGATGAATCTTTTGGAAATGCTTCCGGAACTTCCCTTGCGTATAAACTGCAGTCTATGAGCAATCTTGCGTTGACGTTCGACCGTAAGAATGAGAAATCAATGAGAAAGCGGTATAAGCTGTTTTGCTCCTTGGCAACAAATGTTCCAGATCGAGACGCATGGAAAGATATTGATTTTACGACGAGCAGAAATATCCCGAAGAATCTCTTGGAGGAAGCGCAGACAGCACAGGCGCTTGAAAGCATCGTGTCCAAGGAAACACAGCTGCAGGTTCTCTCGATCGTTAAGGATGTTTCAGAGGAGATTGATCGAATGGAGAAAGAGGACAAAAAGAAGCAGGAAACAATCGTAGAGAAGCGGATGTTCGGAGGCGCGGAAGATGAGCAGTCAGGAGTATTGGAAGAATAGAGAAGAAGAGCAGCGAAAGAAGAATATCAAGGATGAAGCCGAATACGCGAAAGAAATCGAGAAGATCTATGTGAACATGATGGATGAAATTCAGAAAGAAATTAATGGATTTTACACACGATATGCAAAAGCAGAAGGGATCACAATCGCAGAGGCAAAAAAGCGGGTATCTAAAATGGATATTGATGCATACAGTCGAAAAGCAGCACAGTATGTAAAGGATAAGAATTTCTCTAAGGAAGCCAATGAGGAAATGAGACTCTATAACGCAGCGATGAAGATTAACCGGCTTGAAATGCTGAAAGCAAATATCGGAATGCATCTTGTTGGTGGATTTGATGAGCTTCAGAAGTATTTTGAGCAGATCCTGACGGAGAAAACGCTGGAAGAATTTGAACGGCAGGCAGGTATATTGGGGAAATCCATTCAAAACAATGCGAAGATGGCACATTCGATTGTGAATGCTTCTTTCCACAATGCGAAATACTCAGACCGTATTTGGATGTACCAGGACATGATGAAAGCAGAACTGTCGAAGCTCTTACAAACAGGTCTGATACAAGGCAAGAATCCAAGAATACTTGCAAGGCACCTTACTAAACTGTTTGGAGTAAGCCGGGAAAATGCAGAGCGACTGATGATAACGGAGCTGTCGAGAGTGCAGGCAGAAGCGCAGAAACAGTCTTATATCCGCAATGGATTTGAAGAGTATGAGTTTATCGCAGAACCTACCGCCTGTCCGATCTGTAGATCGTTGGACGGAAAACATTTTAAAGTATCAAAAATGATGCCGGGAGAAAATGCACATCCAATGCATCCACGTTGCCGGTGCAGTACAGCAGCATATATGGACGATAAAGAGTATCGAGAGTGGCTGGATGGATACCATAAGCATGGAATGGATTTTGAAACTTGGAAGAAGAGGGTTGAAAAGAAATCTGTGTTTGATATAATAAAAGCAGATAAAACAGTCAGCGGACATTCTGGAACGCCTAAAATGGCAGAGGCAGGAGCGGTAATAGACCATATCGGAAAAGACGGGAAAGTAGATGTAAGAGCTTTTTATGGAGAGTCGAAATTAAAATCTAAAGATATCCACACAACCGATCATGGGAATCCAAAGCAGCACCCTTATGGAGAACATGGGGAACACGTACATGATTATACATGGGGAGATGATGGTAGACTGAAGAATAAGACAACTCGCGAATTAAGCAAAGAGGAAAGAAAGGAGAATGGCGATATATTATGAATAAAGATGAATTAAGACAAATTTTATCTGAGTGTTGTAATGACATCTCTTTTTCTTACCGAGGACTGGCATCGGGAGTGACGGTTGAAGTCAGAGATTACATCCCAATGTATCAGGCGTGGCACGGTGATGAAACGAAAGAATATGATAATGTAGATGATGTTATAAATGATAAATTTTATAGTGGAAAATCATTAAATGATCTAGTCAAAGAAGTAGAAATTGAAGCAATGTAATACCATCGGTCGAGCGGGCTGGTGGTATTTTTGTACTCATTTTGGAGGTGATGCGATTTGATTGAGGTGAGAATTCGACCAGAGCGAATTAAAATCTCTGGACACGCCGGGTATGCGGAGCCGGGAAAAGATATTGTGTGTGCAGCTGTGACAGCACTTACACAGACGCTGATTCAGTCGATTGAAAATTTAACAGATGATGAAATAGAATACAGAATATCTCCCGGAAAGGCTGAGATAGAATACAGGAATCTGTCAGAGAAATCAAAAACTCTGGTGGATTCCTTTTTCGTTGGCATTCGCTTGATTGCCGATGAGTTTCCGGATTATGTAGCAATTATGTAATTCGCGCCCAAGTCTTGAAGGCGTAAAAAGCTAGGGGAAAGGACCATGAAGAATGTCATTAAACTTTTAGGAGGTAAAGAAAATGAAGAGCAGGATGTTTAGAATGCTGCAGTTATTTGCAGAAGAAACCGTAGATCATACAGCAGAACCTGATGCGGTGAAAGATAGTGTTAATCCGGAAAACACATCTGATGATAGCGGAGAAGAAAAAAAGTACACAGACAAGGATGTGGATGCGATTGTAAACAAAAGATTCGCAAAATGGAAAACTGAGCAGGAACAGGCGGTAAAGAGTGCTAAGGAAGAGGCAGAAAAGCTTGCAAAAATGAATGCTGAGCAGAAACAGAATTACGAGATCGAGAAGTTGCAAAAAGAGAATGAAAAACTGAAGCAGGAGGCTGCAAAGGTTGAGCTTAGCAGAAGCGCCACAGGCATTCTTGCAGAAAAAGGAATTGAAGCAACGCAGGATGTTCTTGATTTTGTTGTAGGGAATGACGCTGATGATACGAATGCAAAAATTGATAAGCTTGTAAAAATCGTGGAATCCCAGCTTAAGAAAGCCGAGATCGCCAGAGCAACCGGAACTACACCAAAAACCATGACGAACTCAGGAAGCCAGTTGTCTGAATTTGAAAAGAGACTTGCAAAGTATAAATAAAGGAGAATGCGAAAATGAAGAACAGAGAATTTATGATGTTACAGTTATTTGCGGCAGGAGACAACAATGATATGCCGGTAAGAAGCTACCAGCTTGAGTTTAAAAGCCTTTTGCAGGCAGTATTTAAAAAGATGTCTTATTTCGCGGATTTTTTCGGCGGCGAACTTGAGGCACTGGATGGAGTCAGAGAAAATGAAACAGCCTTTTATGTAAAAACATCAGACATTCCGGTTGTGGTTGGGACCGGATATGATAAAACGAAAACGAAAGCTTTTGGAACGGGAACAGGGAACTCTAGCCGTTTCGGAGAGAGAACAGAGATTATTTACACTAACACACCGGTTAATTACTCTTGGGGATGGAATTTCCATGAGGGGATTGACCGCCATACCGTAAATAATGATTTTGATGTTGCGGTAGCAGATCGCTTGGAACTGCAGTCTCGGGCAAAAACAAAGCAGTTTAATAAGCAGCATGGAAAATTTATTTCCACATCTGCCGGAAAAACTTTAAGCGTTACTGATTATACGGCAGACAATGTTTTGAAGTTGTTCAATGAACTTTCTAAGTATTTCAATAATATTGAAGCGGTTGGAACGAAAAAAATTAAGGTTTGTTCCGATCTGTACAATGCCGTTGTGGATCATCCTCTGAATACGAGTGCTAAAAACTCTACTGTAAACATTGATGGCAATGAGGTTGTGAAGTTCAAGGGATTCCTTGTAGAGGAGATTCCGGATGAGCTCTTCCAGTCCAAAGAATGTGCCTATGCATATATTGCCGGAGTTGCAAAAGCATTTACTGGAATTAACACAGCGAGAACGATCGAATCCGAGGATTTTGACGGTGTAGCTTTGCAGGGAGCTGGTAAGGCTGGAGAATTTATTCCGAATGACAACAAGAAAGCTGTAGTTAAAGTGTCGGTGGGGTAGTACCCTCTGACGATGTAGCCTTAGTTGGCAGAGGGAAAGTCGGAAAGGCAAAAGTAGGAAAAGCGAAATAGGAGGTATGAGTTATGGCATATACACCAACTACATGGAATGACGGCGACGTTATGACAGCAGAGAAACTGAATAAGTTAGAGCAGGGCGTGAAGAATGAGCAGGTTGGACCAGCAGGACCAGCAGGAGCAGTAGGACCAGCAGGACCGGCAGGAGCAAAAGGCGAAAAAGGCGATCCAGGAGTAGCAGGACCGAAAGGAGACAAGGGAGATCCGGGCGCACAGGGACCTGCGGGACCAAGTTACACTCTTCCAGCGGCGAATAAAACAACGCTTGGCGGTGTGAAACAGATGGCTTTGATTGCAGATTTGTCGACAGAAACAGCGACTGATCTGAAAAACAAAATCAATGCAATTCTTGCTGAAATGAAAAAACAGGGTATCATGGCGAATTCGTAAGGAGTTGAAATTGAATGCTGGATGATTTAAAAATTCTTCTGGGAATTGATGTTTCTGATAGGGATTCCGATGAAAAGCTTTTACTGATTCTGGAATCTGTGCGAAATCGTTTGAAACTGCTTCTCGGTGGCATGGAAGTGCCATCGAGTATGCAGCATATCGTTACGGATGTGGCAGTGATCCGTTTTAACCGCATTGGCTCTGAGGGTATGTCTTCCCACAGTGTGGCTGGAGAAAGCACTTCGTACAATGAAAATGATTTTTCCGCCTATATGGACGAGATACAAGCGTATCTTGACTCTGTAGACGGGGCAAAACGGGGGAGGGTGCGATTCCTATGAGGTATGATAAAGCTGTATATTTTCAAACGGTAGTACAAGGAGTGTATAATCCCACAACAGGAGATTATGCGGAAGATTATATAACCGAAACAAAACGGTATGGGAGTGTTTCTGATACTGGTACAGAAACGATGAATTTAGTTTACGGTGAGATTAAGCAAGGGAGCTTGACCATCCAACTACAGACGCACTATAAGGAGCTATTTCACAGGATTCGCGTTGGAAGGAAAGTATACAGAGTGGATTTTGAACGAAAACTGCGAACAAAGCATGTGTTTGTGGTATCTGAGGTGCAGTGATGGCTACGTTAAAAATCGAAGGAATCGCAACGCTAAATAAAGGTTTGAAGAAGCGGATGGATATGGGTAAGTTAAAATCTACCGTAAAAAAGAACGGCTCTGCTATGGAATCAAGGGCGAAAAGAAACGCAGTATTCAAAGGACATTACGCATGGGAAGAAGGGAAAGGCATGGTATTCAAAAAGCCGACAGGGAATTTGAAACGGAGTATAGGTTTAGAAATATCTCCGAATGGACTGAAGGCTACTGTGGAACCGAAGGCAGAGTATGCTGCTTATGTAGAATTAGGCACTCGTAAGATGGAAGCCCAACCCTATTTAAAACCCGCATTTGAGGAGCAAAAGAAACAGTTTGAAAAGGATTTGCAGAAACTTGTGAGGTGAGATATGGATCCACAGCAAGAATTATTTACAAAATTACTTACAGAGATCAAAGCATTAGGATATGACGTATATGACGGCTTCTTACCGCCGGATGGTACGCCGTATCCTTTTGTTTATCTTGCAGACAACCACCAGATAGATGATGCCAATAAAACCGCTGTCTTTGGAAGTGTCCATCAGACAATCCATGTTTGGCACAACAATCCAAGACAGAGAGGAACGGTATCAAAAATGCTGTTGGCGATCAAAACCACATGCAGAAGACTGGATCATACCGAAAATTTTGCATGGAATGTCCGGAATGTAAATCAGAGGATTCTTCCGGATACAACAACAAAGCGCCCTCTTTTACACGGGTTGCTAGAAATAGAATTTAGTTTTAGTTAGAGAGGAGAAACGTATGTTTAAAACAGGATTACAGTTATTCGCAGAGGCGGTAGCTGGTAAAAAAATTGTGTATTTATACCGCCTTGCTAAAAATGCTTCGCAAGAAGCGGGAAAAAATCTTGCATTCACAACAGAAAATGGAAGAACAAAAAGCAAGGACGCAGATTCCACTGCCACAAAGGACGGAGCCATCCGTACACCCGGGGCTGCGGAAACAGAAATCACGGCCACTGCTATCCTTGCGAAGAAAGATAAGTTAATCTCTGAGTTAGAGGACGCAATGGATTCGGATGAGTTGCTTGAAATCTGGGAAGCAAACCTTGAGGATCCGGCAGAAGCTGGTCCGAATAAGTTTAAGGGTATGTATTTCCAGGGATATCTCACGGAATTTGAGATCACATCCTCGGCAGATGAAAATGTAGAGGTGTCTCTTACTTTTGGTGTTAACGGCTCCGGAAAACGAGGGGATGTTACTGTGACTGCACAGCAGCAGGAAATAGCAGCTTATGCGTTTAAGGATACGACACAGGAATCGTAAACCCCTCTGGTGATACTGCCTTGATTAGTAGAGGGAGAATTTGTAAGGCGAAAAACGGATGATTATGTACATAGGGGGCGGTAAAACCGCTCTCTTTTAATGGAGGTAAAAAATATGATGGAATTAACAATTAACGGACAGGTGTACCAGTTTAAATTCGGAATGGGATTTTTGAGAGAAATCAACAAGCAGACAAATATGCCTGTGGATGGATTGCCGGGAGTAAAAAAAGACGTAGGATTCCGGTATGCGCTTATGAACTTAATAAATGGTGATCCGGATGCGTTGGTAAACATTCTCGATGTTGCGAATAAAGGGCAGAATCCGAGAGTGACAAGAGGCCTTTTGGATGAGTATATCGACGATGAGGACACAGATATTGATGAGCTTACAGAAACAGTAATGGGTTTCTTGGAGAGTGCCAATGCTACAAAAAAAGCTACGAAAGAGATTGCGGACGCTGTGGAGAAAGAGAAACAGAGAGTGGAAGAGGAAGAAGCGAAGAAGAGAGAGCTGATGATGTAGATTTTGAAGAATCCTACAGAGAGGTGGCGTTGAATTGTTTCCGGTATCTTGGCTTTAAGAGCTTTGAAGAAGTGGATAGGTTGACAATTCCAGAATACACCTTGCTCATGGAGGCTGTGCAGCTAAGAGAAGTAGATAAGGACTATCGAAATCATCTGCAAGCATTCCTGAATTTTGCTGTGAAAGCAGAGAAAAAGGTCGGAAAGAATAAGACTAAACCAGTTTATCAGAGATTCAGAAAGTTTTTTGATTACGAAAAAGAAGTAGATCGTGTGAGGAACCGAAAGCAAAAAAACGAAAGATTAGACATAATCGGCAGAATGATGAAAGGAGAGTGATGGCATGGCAGAAAGTTTTTCCGTAAAGGCAATATTATCTGCGCAGGATAGAGGATTTACGTCTGCTTTCAAATCTGCAATGGGTACCGTAAGCAATTTAAAAAGCACGCTCACAAGTGGAATCGGATTTGGAATCATGGCCGGAATTGGACAAAAGGCATTTGGTGCTGTCACATCCAGTATTGGCGGTATGGTGTCGGAATTAAATTCTTCCAGTGCTGCATGGAAAACATTTAACGGAAACATGTCGATGGTTGGCAAAGGCGCTGACGAGATTGCATCTGTAAAAAAGGAATTGCAAGAGTTTGCAGAAGATACTATTTACAGCGCATCTGATATGGCGAGTACTTACGCTCAGCTGAGTGCAGTAGGTATTAAAAGCACGAACAAGCTTGTAAAGGGATTCGGAGGGCTTGCGGCGGCAGCTGAGAATCCAAAACAGGCAATGAAAACTTTAAGTCAGCAAGCTACACAGATGGCAGCGAAACCAACAGTTGCTTGGGCAGACTTTAAACTTATGATCGAACAGACTCCGGCTGGTATATCGGCAGTCGCAAAAGAAATGGGCATGACTACCACGGAGCTGGTGCAGAATGTGCAGGACGGAAAAATCGCGACAGAAGATTTCTTTGATGCTATCGCAAAAGTCGGCACAAATGACGCATTTACGAAGCTTGCTACAGAGTATAAGACTGTAGATCAGGCAATGGATGGTCTGACCGAAACAGTAAGTAATAAGCTGGCACCGTCATTTGATGTTTTATCCGGTCGAGCGATTAAATCTTTGGACGGGATAATTAATAAAATTGGAGATCTTGATGGAGATGCAATCGCAGGGAAATTAACTGGATTTCTCGATAAAGCAAGTGGGTACTGGAATGTTTTAAAAACAGAAGCATTAGAAGTGAAGACCGCTTTTGGAGATGCTTTTTCCGCAATCGGAGAAGATCTCGGAAAGATCACCGGTGCGTTTGGATCCACGGAAAGCATTAGTTCTTTTAGTAGTGTAATGGATTCTGCGAGCGGAGCATTGAAAACCTTTGCTGGTTTCTTAGAGGAACATTCTGAAACTATCGCGAAAGTGATTCCTCAGATTCCTAAGCTTGTCGTTGCATATAAAGGCTTTAAAATTGCAAAAAGTGTTGCCCCGTTTGTAGGTGCATTCACCAGTGCGATTGCAGGTCTTGCCGGCGCAGGGATTAGTGCGATTGCCGGAAAATTGCTTGGAATTTCCAAGGGACAGAGAGAAGTTGGAGTGTCGAGTAGGGAAAGCATGAAAAGCACTATGGAATCTGCCAAAGCATTTATGATGCTTGGTGCAGGCGTTGCTCTGATTAGCGGTGGTTTCTTTTTGCTTGCTCAAGGAGCGAAAGCTGTGGCGGAATCGGGACCATTGGCTGTTGCTGTTCTAGTTGGAATGGTAGCTGCAATCGCAGGACTTCTGATCGTGGCAAAAATGGTGGCTCCGACATTATCGGCAGGTGCAGCAGGATTTGTTGCATTCGGAGCAGCTGTTGTTTTGGCAGCGGCTGGAATTGCGGTATTGACCGTATCTGCAATTTCATTGGCGAATGCCGGACCTCTTGCAATTGCAGTGATGTTTGGCTTGATCGTAGCAATTGGTGGCTTGATGATTGTAGCGGCAGCAGTAGCACCGGTTCTCACCGCAGGAGCTGTTGGGCTGGTCGCATTTGGAGCGGCAGCAGTCCTTGTAGGAGCAGCTGTTCTGCTTGCGAGTGCAGGATTGGCTTTGGTTGCAAGTGTGCTCCCTATTGTTGCTGAATATGGCTTGCAAGCATCTGTAGCAATCGGAGCATTAGGGGCAGCAATGACAGTGTTTGGAGCAGGGACGATTGTAGCAGGAGCTGGATGTACGGTTCTTGCAGTTGGATTGTTGGCAGTAGGAGTTGCAGTGCTTGGTGTCACGGTGGGAGTTGTTGCATTTGGAGTAGCGATGACAGCAGCGTGTGTTGGCGTGCTGGCAATGGCAGCGGCACTGTTGGCGGTTAATTCCAGTATGAAGTCGATTGCAAAGAATGCGAAAACAGCGCAGAAATCTATCGAGAGTATGAAAGATTCTGTAAGTATTGTGAATGACGGTCTGGATGCTCTTGGAAATAAAGCGAAAAGTGCGGTGAAATCCATTGTCAGCGCATTTGATTCCGGCGCAGGAAAAGCGAGAAACTCTGGACAGAAACTTGGGGACAGTGCAAAAGAGGGTGTACAGAACGGACTACAGCCAACACAGGCAATTGCAATTAGTACTGTTTCCGCTGTGCTTGCCTCTTTTGCGTCTGGAGCCGGAAGTGCCTACAGTAGCGGTCTAAATATCGGGATGAGCTTCGCAAATGGACTGGCTGCAAGCCTCGGAAGAATACAGGCGATTGCGGCACAGATGGCGGCCGCGGCAAATTCTGCAGCAGCATCCCGGGCGAGCCTGCCAAAAACAAGAAGTGTTATAGCGGGTGAAATAGAAAATACTCCGATGATCTCAGCTTATGGAATGGTCGATGAAATAAATAACAGAATTGATATTCCGGTTATTTCCAGTGCTGATCCAGTCATGACGGCATATACAAGTAGAACTGATACAAAAAAAGAATTATCTGATGGTTACACCTATCAGCGGAACGCGACATACACAATCGTTGTACCAGTTGAGTACAACGGAAGAGAAGCGGCACGAGTTACGGCAGAATTTACGCAGAAAGAGCTGGAGAGTCGAGAGAGTATGAGGATGAGACTGAAAGGAGAACGAAGTCATGTATGATTTTGTAGACACGGGCGAGGTTGGGAGTGAAAACTCCCTGCCAAGTGAGGCCCTGCAGATTGATGGAGAATACATCGAAAACCTAATTGACGGATACAGAACTCTGTACGTGACCGGTCGTGAGCTTTTGGGATCGGAAATTTCGGAGAGAGAAATTGATCTTGTGGATGGGTCCGAGTATACGGGAAAGCGAGATACAACCAGAAGCATTACAGTTGGATACCAGTTGCTTTGCGCATCTCCTAGAGAGTTCCAGGAAAAATTCAACAAACTCTCTGGAATCTTAAATAAGGAACAGGCAAAGCTGATTTTTGCAGATGAACCGGATAAATATTTTATCGGGACGAAATCAAGTGTAGGAGATGTGGAGCCAGGCAGATTGAACGTAAAAAGCGAATTTACTTTTTATTGTTGTGATCCACGGAAATATTCTGCAGCGGAAAAATCGTTTACTGCCCATCAGGAAAGCGGATATCAGACGCTTACTATTGTAAATGGTGGTACAGAATCCGTTCCGGTAAGCTACGATATCACTCACAACCATGAAAATGGATTTATTGGGATTGCCAGTAAATACGGTGCAATACAACTCGGCAAGATCGAAGAAGCAGACGGCGAAGACTATAAGGCGTCAGAGATACTGTCAGAGGGGTATAGCCTGTTTCAAGACGATCACGGCACCTCTTATCAGAATCCAGAAAATACCACACAGGGAACACTCGAAGTCAAGAATGTTGCCGGATATAACGTCATGGCATTAAAAGGTGGACAGGCAACATCCGGGTACTGGAACGGCGGAATGAGAACACTTACTATCCCGGTTGACAGCGAGGGCAGACGTGGGGCAAAGAACTTTTACTGTTACACGCAGCACTGGTTCGAGACTGGATTGATGGGACAGACGGGAGCACAGACTATTGCGTTTCTTACAGGGAAAAATGAAGTGATCTGCTCTATGTCTATTAACAAGAGTGATACGGTTGGTAATACGGCGCATGTGGACTGGTTCGCACCACAAAACAAGAAGATCAAGACACTGGATTTCCAGCCGACAGCTTATGAGGGAAACCCGTTTAATTTAAAGATGGGTGGCGGGCATAATGACTTTTTAAAAGAAGGGGATCGGTTGCGTATTTTCTGGTATGGGCAGTACTATTACTTCACTATCCCGGAAATCAAGGACATGGCGTGCGAGAAGATACAGGTCTGGATCGGGCAGTGGGGAAGTAGAGATCTTGGAAATCAGCTGGTTACGCACAATTATTTAAAAAGTATCTGGTTCCGCAAGGATAACGTGGAAAAATACAGAGATGTGCCGAACCGGTATAAGTCCGGAGATGTGGTCTATATTGATGGAAATGATACAGCGGTTTATGTAAACGGGATGAAGCGGATGGAAGATGAAATCCGAGGAAGTAAGCATTTTCTGGTGCCGCCGGGAGAGACGGAGATCCAGTTCTCCTACTCGGCATTTAGCAGTCCTCCACCAACGATTAAAGCCAAAATAAGGGAGGCGTATTTATAATGAATGAAATCAGAATTGCCGTACTGAATCCACATGACAGGGTGCTTGCATTTTTGGATAACACCCATCGAAACTCTATGCATTATTGGAACGATGAGCTACATGAATATCTGCAGGGGACAGCGAATACATACGCATTTACGGTAAGTTCCAAACACGAGGATGCGGCGTATATCGTAGAAGGGAATAAAGTAGCCTTTGTATATAACGGAAAAGACTACTATCTGAATATCGTACATGTGGAAAAGGATGAATTTACAGTTACTGCGACAGCATGGTCTTTAAGCTTCGAATTGATCAACGAGAATGTTGGGGCATACAAATCTGAAAGCGCAATGAGCTTTGAGGAATATGTAACTGCCTTTGATCCGGAACGTACCGTGCGGATCGGGATCAATGAAGTGTCAGATAAGCGGATTTCAAACGAATGGACAGGTGAGGCAACGGTACTGTCCCGTTTATTTTCCGTGGCGAATGTATTCGATGCGGAGATTGAGTTCCAGACTGTGTTAAATGATGATTATTCACTGAAAGAAATTGTAATGAACGTGTATCGGGAACACTCAGACAATAACACGGGAGTTGGGGAGTTCCGGGGAGATATTAAGCTGCGGTACGGGAAAAATGTTACCGGCATCCGGAAGGAATCCAGTATCGAAAACCTGTACACCGGTATCCGTCCAACAGGAAAGGATGGACTGACTATACAGGGAATTGAGAAAGAAGAGCTGGATGAGAACGGTGTAGTAGAGTTTTATACACAAGGTCCAGATATCCGGGCACCACAGGCAAGAGATCGCTTCCCATCGAATCTGATAAACAAGGAAGACGGATACATCTTTATGCCAAAATCCTACGATACGGATAATAAAGACAAGCTGTACAGTATGGCACTATTGGACTTGAAAACAGCATCTGAACCGGTTGTGACTTATGATGTAACGGGGTACTTTGATACTGCTATCGGAGATACCGTGGAGATTGAGGATGAGGAGTACGTTCCTACATTATATTTGAGTGCAAGAGTATCGGAGCAGGTTCGCAGTTTCACGAATCCGCAAGCAAACAAGACAGTCTTTACCAATTTTAAAGAGCTGCAGCCGGAAATCTCTGAAGATTTGCTGCAGAAAGTAGAGGATCTGATTAACAAAACAAAGATTTACACAAGCAGTATCTCTACGGATAACGGAATTGTATTTAAAAATAATGAAGGCTTTACCAACTTGACTGCCAATGTAATAGATAATGGGGTAGATCGGACAGACAATTTCACAATTCGATGGTTTAAGGATGGGAATCATATCTACGCCGGTCGGACCATAAAAGTTCGAGCTTTGGATGTGGAGAGCAAGGCGGTCTACAAATTTGAAGCAAGGGATACGGAGGGAGTCCTAAGGGGATTTGAAGAAGTAACGGTTACGGATGTATCCGATGGAGAGCCGGGAAAAGACGGAACAACTTATTACACATGGTTTAAATTTGCTGATGACGAGTATGGAAACGGGATGTCCAGCAGTCCAGATGGAAAGGAATACTTAGGAATTGCCTACAATAAGGTGACTCCAGTAATGTCCAATAATCCGGAAGATTACCAGTGGGCAAGGATCACCGGAGAGGGCATACCCGGGAAACCCGGAGCGGACGGAAAAACTTACTACACATGGGTAAGGTATGCGGATGATGCCAGAGGAAACGGGATGTCTGACAGTCCGAATGGAAAATATTACATCGGGTTCGCATACAACAAGGAAGTGCCGACAGAAAGCAACAATCCGGCAGATTACCAGTGGTCGAAATATAAAGGGGATGACGGCAAAGATGGTACGGATGGAGCAATAAAATCCGAAACACCACCAGGCGATAAGACTAAACTCTGGTACGACACGGTAAACAACGTCCTTAAGTACTGGGACGGCGAAAAATGGGTAGAAGCATACACGGGAGACATCGAAGACGCGAAAGATGCGGCAGGAAACGCACAGGAATCCGCCAACACAGCAATCTCCAGTGTCAATAATATAAATACCAGTCTCGAAAAGTACAAGAATGAGGTTCGCGCCGAGTTTAAGAATACCGTAACTTACGTAGACGGCAAGACGGAAGTTATCGATACATGGGTGCGACAGGGGTCGGATGGAGTTACGCCGTTTTTGGAACTGGGTGGAACAAGTAATGACCTTAAGGCAAGGTTGACGAACTCGCGCCTAGGATTTTACGAAGGAGACAAAGGGCTGGCGTATTTTGGAAATGAAAAAGCATATATGCCGGTGGCAGAAGTTGATAACCTAAGCGCCAAAAGGGTTGGTGTAGGTAACTATGCAATGTTGGACAATGGGGACGGGCATCTGTCACTGATATATATTGAGTAGGAGGGACTTATGGCAGGAACGGGGAGAATCTATGTCACGGCAGTCCGTGGCGTAGGAGATGTAAACCTTACGCATCAGTACGATGTAGATCTCCGGTTTGATATTGCGTTTGACTGGGGCGGATACAATTATGGCGGTGCACCATACAGCATGAGCTGTGACGGGCAGAACACCTCCGGAAGCGCAACATTTGCAGTTGGAAGCGGTGGAGGGAACTGGATATGGACAAACATTGGCGGAACTAAGACATTCCGTATTACGATGCCGACAAGCGGACAGCCCAAGAACATAGGATTTTCCGCAACAATTAACACGGGAATCAACCCGTCCACAATCTCAGCAAGCGGAAGTTACGCACTCTCGGCTATCACGTGGGAACATACCGTATCTTACAATGCAAACGGAGGAACGGGCGCGCCGGGCAGTCAAAAGAAAATATATGGGTCAAACTTAACCCTATCCTCTGCACGCCCTACACGAGACGGGTATGTATTTATGGGTTGGGCAACGTCATCTGCCGGAGAGGTGTCGTACATGCCGGGGTCTACTTACGGCACAGATGTGGATATCACCTTGTATGCAGTCTGGCAGATCGCATACATCAAACCCACAATTACCGGACTGACTGCATTGCGGTGCGACTCAAGCGGAACTCCAAAGAGTGATGGTACATACATTAAAGTCACTGGGAGCTGGCAAGTAGACCGGACGTTAAATAGTTCCAACAAGGCAACCAGTGTCAGGATAGATTATCAGGAGACTGCTTCCGGGAGTCCGGTGAAAGCAAGCGAAACATACCCAAACACGACAAGCGGAAAGATTTCTCAAGTAATCGGGAATGGGAAAATATCCACGGGGAGTGTGTACTTTGTTATCGTTACAATCACGGACTTAAACGGCAGCAAACAAGAAGAGGTGATTGTTCCGGCACAGTTCCGAGCGTTGGATGTTGCAAATAAAGGAAGAAGTATTGCTTTCGGCGGAACAGCAAGTGACAGAGAAGAGGGATATGATTTCTATCAAGACGTGAGGTTTCACGGAAAGTTATTACTGGGAGATCAAGAATTGATGGGGATCAAGGAACATGATTCCGGACAGGTGAGAGGGCCGTACTCCAATGTAAACAGCAGTAATCACGTGCAGGTGTGGTTGTATAAGATCGGCAAGATCGTACACTGCAAAATTGAGATGCTGGCGCAGTTTCCGAACAGCGGGTATTTCAATGATTTTGACGAGGTGGCCATCCCGGAAGAATTCCGGCCGAAATATCACGTATTTTGCGCGTGCCCGGAAGTAGTCGCAGGGACGATCATTGGAACTGGAAGATATCGTATAGGAGGCAAGATTTCTCTGGATGTGGAAAAGAAAGATTATGCAGAGCGGACGATCTGTACATCTTGGATCGCAGCAAGTTAGGAGGTGAGAAAATGGGGGATATGATAACCGCCGCTTTTAATGACGGTGAAGGATACAAGAGGGTTCCAGGGCTTTGGCAGTGGGATCGTGGTCAGACACTAAAAATCTGTGGGTTGGATTTTCAAAATAAAACAATGGAAGTTCATTTTGCGATTGCAGGGAGCGAAACAGCAAAAACGGTAATCGGAGAAGTGAAAGAAAATCACATTCTGGCAAAAATACCGGATACTCTACTGAAAAACGGGAGAAATATTTGGGCGTTTTTGTATTTGGCAGACACAAAATCCGGTCAGACTATCCGACAGATTGAATGTGTAGTGAATAAGCGTCCGAAGCCGGAAGATTATGAAGAACCAGAAGAGGAACACATTCTGGAGGAACTATTGGAGCAACTCAATAAAAAGGGAGACAGGCTGTATCTGGAAGAAAACCGGATGCAGCTTTTTTCTGGAGAGAATCTACTCAGTGAAGTGGAACTGCCGGAAGGCGGGGGAAGCGAGATCATCACAGAAGATGAGATCAATGGATTGTTTTAAAGAAAAGGAGAGAGAAGAACATGGCAAAATTTTTAGATTTAACAGGACTTGGAACATTTAAAGAGAAAATGCAGGAATGGGCAAATGGTGCATTTCGAAAGAAAACTGACAAAGTAGTTTCTACTGATGTTACGTATAAGGGAAAATCGCTGGATGAAGCAATTAAAAGTGGAGAATTTAAGGGAGACAAAGGAGACAGAGGAGAAACCGGCGCAGCTGGAGCACAGGGACCAACAGGACCAGCTGGTGCAGTAGGTGCACAAGGGCCTCAGGGATTACAGGGTCCACAAGGTCCGGCTGGGGAAGCGTTTAAAATCGCTAAGACATTTGCTTCCGTTGATGCGATGAATAAAGGATTTGCATCCGATGGAGTAAAGACTGGGCAATTTGTCATGATTGACACCGGAAATGTACAGGATGCTGACAATGCAAAATTATACGTAAAAGGAGCTGAATCCTATACCTACATTACAGACTTATCGGGAGCCACAGGTATGACAGGACCACAAGGACCACAGGGATTACAGGGGGCAACAGGTCCAGCAGGCCCAGCGGGTGCAAAAGGAGAACAGGGAATTCAGGGTCCAGCAGGAGCCAAAGGTGACAGAGGAGAAACAGGACCACAAGGACCTCAGGGATTAAAAGGCGAAAAAGGAGACATTGGACCAATGGGACCGCAGGGACCAGCAGGATCAGATGCAAATGTTCAGGCAATTACAAACACGGAAATTGACGGATTATTCTCATAGGGCGGTGGTGATGCAATGTCGGAGTTTTTAAAACAATTATTTCGGGTGGGGGAGCAAAAAGCTTCCCCCAAAAAAGTACTAGATTATAGTGGATTACAACATTTATCGGGAAGACTAGCTAATAAATATGTCGATAAAACTCAGGTTCCGTATGCTTTCGAAAGTATGACGCAATCTGAATATGATCGCTTACGAGTTAAGGACAGCTATACAGTTTATTTGATCATCGGTTAGGGGGCGAATGGATGGGTGACGAGAACAAAGAAGCGATTATGCCAAGATCGGCAGACTTCTCTGGATGGACTGGTTATCAAACAATGGACGGAAACTCCAATTGTCGTGCATGGGCTGATTGGGAAACAACTCGTGTATTTCGAAATGGACAAGCTGGGTGGGATGTTAGAATTATTTTAAAAGCGAACAAGACAACATCATCACCTACGTACGGTACTGGGAATACGCAAGTCGGTGCTCATCAAACAAATTCTTCTGTAGACACAAAGTATATGACTATCGTGCAGAGCGAAACAACATTTAGAGATGAGACTTTGTTTGTTCCAGCGGAAGCAGGCGCAGACATACCATTAGCAGCATATGCTAATATCCATATACCGAATGTAGTAAGTAAGAGAATCCAGTTTACAGTTACAGCCAAAAGAAATCTTTGGTACGTTTATTTTGATGCAAACGGCGGATCTAGTGCTCCTAGTACGCTGAAAAGACATTGGGGCGAAGTTGTATATATTCCAGCTACGTTGCCAACAAGATATGGTTATACATTTAATGGATGGACAAAGACACAAGGCTCGTCCAATATAAATTACAGTCCTGGAGATCCAATAGGCGATGATTCCGATGTCACTTTATATGCGGTATGGAGTCAAAATGTTGTAAAAACATGGAGTATTACATATAACGCGAACGGTGGATCTAACGCCCCAGCAAAGCAGACAGCGAATGTTGGTCAGTCCATTACGATTACTTACTCAAAACCGACACGCAGTGGATATACCTTTTTAGGCTGGTCTACTTGGTCTGGAGCAACAGAACCCGAAGCAATGTTTACACCGGGATATTCTTATACATCTGATTACGATTTAACTTTATATGCAGTGTGGAGGAAAAACCAAACCACACAATATTCTTTATCATTTAGTCTTCAAGGTGGAAATGGTACGTTCAATCCATTGTACGGGGAATATGGGAATCGGGTGCAAATTCCATATACAAAACCAACGAAAACTGGATATACATTCCTTGGATGGGCAACTTATTCAGGAGGAAGTGCTTCGTATCAGCCAGGTGAATATTACACTTTATATGGAAATTCCACTTTATATGCTACATGGCAGAAAGAACAAACTACTCAATATTGCACAATAACCTTCAATGCAAACGGAGGGTCTGGTGCACCATCAAGTCAACAGAAAGTCGTTGGAGAAACCACTTATATCCCATACACTAAGCCGACTCGTTCTGGATATACTTTTCTGGGATGGTCTACATCATCGTGGGCTACATCTGCAGATTATCAACCAGGGTCGACTTATACCCCATATGGGAATATGACATTTTACGCTGTTTGGAAACAAAATGTTGTCAAGACATGGAGCATTATATACAATGCAAATGGTGGAACGAATGCGCCAGAAAAACAAACTGCAAATGTAGGTCAATCCATTACGATTTCATATTCTAAACCGACACGCAATGGCTATACATTTCTTGGGTGGTCTACGTGGAGCGGTTCTACTGAGCCAGAACTTGCATATACACCGGGACATTCATATATGTCAGACTATGATATAACTTTATATGCAGTTTGGGAAGAAGATAAAAGAATGTATCTTGGATATGATCGTATTAGAAAAATTTATATCGGAAACAGACAGGTAACAGCGGCATACTTAGGAACAGCAAAAATATGGTAAGGAGACGAGAATGACAGAAAATGAAGTAGAAGTAACACTTGCCGAATATAATAAAGAAATCGGCTCGTTAAAGCACCGGATGAATGAGGTGGAAGACATTGTAAATGTGGTACACCAGCTGGCACAGGAGATGGTAGGGCTGACCAAAGAGGTTGGATTTATGAACCAGACTCTTGTGCAGCTGACCGCAAAAGTGACACATCTTGAGCAGACTCCGGCCAGACGATGGGATGGAGTTGTCACCACTCTGATTGGTGCAGTCATCGGGGCAGTAGTGGCAATGTATTTTTAAAGGAGAGAAAATATGGAACAGATCATGAATTATGTAAAACCAGAATTGATTGTAGTAGCAGTAGTGTTGTATTTTATCGGGATGGGATTAAAACACGCACAGGCAGTAAAGGATAAGTACATCCCGCTTATTTTGGGCGGGCTTGGCATTGTCCTGTGTGCTGTGTGGGTGTTTGCATCCTGTCCCATCAGTACTGGGCAGGAGATCGCAATGGCGGTATTTACGGCGATTATACAGGGGATTTTAACAGCCGGATTGAGTACATACGTGAATCAGACCATTAAGCAGATTGGGAAGAAAGAATAAAACGCGTATAAATATGTGCAAAAACTGTTGACACACGTGCTGACACGTGCTATAATAATACCATGAAAGGAGGAAATAATGAAAACATCAGAACTTGTTAAAATACTCAAGAAGAATGGCTGTTTTTTCGTGGAACATGGTAAAGAGCATGATAAGTGGCACAGCGATTTAACCGGAAAGGATGTGCGAATCCCAAGACATAAAAGTAAGGAAATCCCGACCGGAACAGCGGACAGAATACTAAAGGATGTTGGGCTGAAATAAGCCCAATCCTTTGATGAGATAATATAAGGAGGTCAACAGAATGGCAAAATACGTATATCCAGCAGTGTTTACACCAGAGGAAGATGGGAAATATTCGGTGTTTTTTCCAGATTTAGATGGGTGCTATACTTGCGGAGATGATCTGCAGGATGCAATTGTAATGGCGGAGGATGTGCTTGCATTTTATCTTTATGATGAAGAAGTAGCACAGAACGAAATACCAAAATCATCTACTACTGCAGAAATTGAGTTAAAAGATGGAGAATTTGTGAATTATATCGCATGCGATACCATTGAATACGCAAAAATGCATAATAATCGGGCGGTAAAGAAAACACTGACAATACCCGAATGGTTGAACGAAGCTGCGACGAGAGCAGGAGTGAATTATTCGCAGGTGCTTCAGGAAGCGCTAATGAGTAAATTGAATATAAGTAGATAATTTAAGAGAGCTTGGAAACAGGCTCTCTTTTATTGTGCGACATCGCACGGAGGAGGTGAGAACATGAGCGAACAGAACGAATTTGGAAGAACAACAGCAGAGGAACTGGAAAAAGCATTTGAGACAGAAGAACAGGAGGAAGAACAGGAGGAGAAATAATGAGTATTTGTAGAGGAATTGCCGGCAGGAGAGGTAAAAATCCTGTCGGTATTTTTATTCATAATGGGGCAGACGGTCAGAATGCTACGACAGCGTATTACAGGAATTACTTACAAAACGCAAACTTGGAAAACGGATTTGCCCATTATTATGTGTGCAGCGATGGAATCTTACAGGCGGAAGATGACGAAAATTGCGCTTGGCACTGCGGATACTTGAACGGAAATCTCAATTTCTTGAGTATAGAGGTCTGCCAGAGCATGGGGGACTTGGATACCTTTAAGGCGAACGAAGAAAAAGCATTGCAGTTAGCAGCGCAGAAATGTAAGCAGTACGGAATTACACCAAGTGCAAGCACGATTATGTTACATCAGGAGGTGTTTGCAACAGCTTGTCCGCATAGATCAGTGGAGATTCACGGCGGAGCAGCAGCAACGAAAGCATATTTTATTAAGCGTATCAGCGAACTGATGAATGGAAATCAAGTCGCAACAGAAGATCAGGAAGGAGAAGAGACTATGCAGTGTATGTTTACAGTAGAAGGAAAAGGATGTGTTTATTGGATGCATGATGGAGTTGTGACAGCTTTAGCACATCCAGACGAGTTAAAAATCATTCAGCAGGTCTATAAGGATAACTTTGGGCATGATATGCCGTGCTACAGTTGGGGCAAAAATGCACCATGGCATGTGAGACTGATGAACCCATTGTATCGTGAACCGGTTAAATCTATTTAATAAAAATCCCCTCGGAGATCGCTCTCTGAGGGGAATAATATTATTTTCTATCAAAATGTATTTTTAATAAATTCAATTCAAACCCCTCTGTGCTATAATATATGTAGTCAATACAAGAGGGGGAACAAGTA